TTTTGTTGTTCTTTAAGGTTAGCTATATCTTGATTTTGTTTCTCCCGCATACGGGATAAAATAGAATAACCAGGATCTACATTTTCGAAGCCTTTCCCACGGGCGTACCCTTGGAATTGTGTTTTTGACATTTTATTTCAATTAAGATTAATTTGAATACCCTCCGAAGCCCGAAGTCGATGGTGCTCGTAAATTCATAGCTGAACCAAAACTGAAGCTCGGCTTAGTGGCTTGGTTAAAAGCTGAACCAAAAGGCGTAGGTATAGCTGTAGATGGATTGAAATTAGGGGTACCTGGAGTGTAATTTGCATATGTTGCCAGACCTGTACTAGCTGCATTAGCTAAGATACTTCCCCACCCTGATACTTGTACTGGATTAACTCCCATAATAGGTTGTGGTCCAAAATCAAATTCTTCTAATTCTCTAGGGAATAAATAATCAGAAGTTGGTGTTTCCATTGGTTTCAATGGCTCTGGTGGCGCATCTGGTTCAAGCATACGATTTGCATAAGCTTGGTAATCTGCAGCTTTATGAGCCCTTTCTATATCTAGTAATCGCATACGTGTATTACGACCAGCACTCACTAATGATTCCGTCATAATTGCTTGTGATCTACCAAGATCAGCTAATTCAGATTGATTAGCTTTTACTGAACTTCTACCTGCCTGACTTGTAGCTGCTAACTCGCCTTTTTTTATTATACTCTCTATTACAGAGTCTTCATTTTGGAATGCATATTTCTGTGTTTCTTCTCTTAAAGCATCAGCTTCTCGTTGTTTAGCTATTTGAGCATTTTCAAAATTTAAACCTAAAGCTGTGCTATATAGCTCTTCTGACTTATCGTACAGTTTCTGTTGTTGATCTATTTGATATTGATGAATCTTTAAAGACTGTTGATAATTTTTTAAATTATTAGCATCTTTGAAATCAGCAAGCTTTTGTTCATTTTGTTGTTGTAACAGAATTGAACGTATCGTTTCATCATAATCAGCTTCAATCTTCTCTTTACTCATCTCCCAAAATGGAAGATCGTATTCATTATATTTGTCTTCTAAATACTTTTGTTGCGCCTCATATTGCTTTTTTTCACTTTTCTTTTGAAAGAAACCGCCTATTAATGAAATACCAGCGCTAGCAAGTGAAATAGCGAGAGTTGGATCAGCCATATCTTAAGTCCTCCTATAAAATCTTGGTGAATAATTGCCTTCCCACATCATTGAATTTAAAGATACTGGAAACGGTGAGTCGTTGAAAACTCTTAATGTGAAATTCTTACTTCTTTGGTGTATAGGTATCGTAAAGACTCTTGACTCATCTAGTGGTACATCATCTGCAAGATAAGTATTAGCAGAAGTTATAGGTTGTAAACTATACCATTCATCTAAGTAAATTAGAATCTTATCTCCATTAGCTGGTGCACTTGAAAATTGAATCTCTGTATCACTTTGAAAAGTAAATGCTGTACTTATAACATTATTGATTTTTACTTTAATTTGATTCCTATCTACATAATCTAAATCATTTGCAGTCCAATTAAAATTAGTTGTACTGCCATCACCTGTATAAGATTTTGTACCTGCAAATCTACCAACTGAATTAAGTTTAAAACCCATCACACCTGATAGACCAACATCAAACTGTAATCTTGCAATAGTTAAATTAGCGGTAAAATCAGTAGACCTACCATCTTGAGCAAGATTGAAATAGATCTGTGGAAGAGTTAAATCAAAATCATAGGCATATCCAACATAAACATTACTGGCATTACTAGAAAGATCTTGACCAGGAACAATGAAAAATGTACCACTCCCATCAGTACCTACTTCTGGAGTAAGAGTAAATCCTGAGTTATTATAAGTTCCAGCTGCAGTGGTACCACCAACTACAACTACGTTTTTCTTATCAGTTAAATTTGTAAAAGGTATATAACACTTAGATCTATCATTAGCAGAATCATAAGAAACAGAAGATGCTTGTGCATATAAATCAACACAAGGGTTAACTTTCTGACCTTGGTTATTAATAATGACTGAAGCTTCTGGACTTTGAGTTAAGTTTGCTCTCGCTAATGTATAACCATTACCTTGTTTAGTAACAGCATACATATCATCTTGATCAACATTAATTGTTTGAACTAATCCAATTAATTTCCATTTAAACCAAGACTCCATTAAGAGCTCTTGACCATCTGAATAAGTCTTATAAAAATAAACCTCATCACTAGATTGACTAGACATAGCTAAGAAGTCATTCTGAACACTAGATATTAATGTATCTACATCAATTGTGATCCATTCATTAACAACTCTTCCTACATCTAATATGTTTGGACTTTCACCTAAACCACGGGTTTGCATAGCAAAGACTCTTGTGTAATTAGGAGTCTTACTAATGAAGTTCATGTGAGTTCCTATATCAATAGGATCAACATCAGGGTCCATTTCCATATTAGAAATAGGTCTGATCTTTGTACTGGTTGGTGTTAAAGGTCCAGACTCTGAATACATTAAAAACTGCTGACTTTTACTGAAGAGAACTAAACCTTGAGTAGTAGGTACAACAGCATGTAATACAGCAGGTCTAATAGAAGTAGCTGCTACATCAATAGGATCAGCACTAGTTTGTGTTCTAGCTGAAGTGTGATAGAAATTAAAAGGATCTTTTGCTTTACTTAGACTTACATTATCTTCAGTTAAAAATCCTAATCTATTGGAATGAAAGAAAGCTTGTTGAATAGTTTTATCAACAAAACTAGGATGAGGATTGGTTATATCATCACCAACTAGTCTGTCTGTATAAGGTATTGGTCCAAAGGTAAATGTATTAGTAGCTGTACATAACAACCTATGTGGCATGGTTGTATCAGTTAAGCCAGGTGAAGCTGTTGGTCCTAAGGTTTCTTTCCAGTATCCAAAATCACTAACTCCATTATTTGCTACAAACTTTGCGTAGTAATTATCTTCTTCATTGTTATGTGTGTTGATGATCTCAACTACATGATTATGGAAAGAATGAGTTGGTAATGTTGATGCATTCTCAGCCCAATCTTGGAAGACAATAATTCCTTTATTATCTTTACCACCTACAGCAGTAAGTGTGAAAGCGGTTCTAGTACCACTTACTACATAATCTATTTGAAGTGACGTACCATATTTGGTAACTGTTAGACCACTGATACTCTTAGCTTCAATTGCAGATTTAAGACCATTTAAGACTTCATCATATCCATCGGTAGATGCTGATGTATATGTAGCTGTTTGTTCACTACCTTTAGCAGTGGTAATAGAACTACCACCTAAGGTACAACTAAATGTTTCACTACCCATCTGAGAGTCAGCACCTAAAAGGATTAAGGTTCCTCTTGTCTGAGCTACAAATGTCTGATCAGCTTGCTTAGTAACTGTTACTGAGTTATTAGTTACTATTGTGCTGTCATGTACAGTTAAAACATCATAATTAGTCTTAGTCCCTGTTAAATAGCTATGTGCTCCTAATGCTGAACTAGTCGCTGTATCTGTGATAGTACAAGCTGCACCAGTATCTGCGTTCCATATATGAATAGTCCCATTTGTAGAACTTACTTTAGGAGTTACACAACCTATATATTTATCACCATCACCCCTGTTGATATAGAACCATTTAGCTCCATCTAGTTGTGTTCCACTGAATGCAGTGTTACTAGTATTCTTTAATGTTGCTAAGAATTTAAAACCAGGTCTTTTAGTTAAACCAGTAGTTACATCAGGGAACCCATTAATACATTCTCTTAATTGACCTGGAAGTTTCTTACTATCTGGTTGTTTTGATACACCACTTAAGTAGTTAGATACTCTTTGTGTTACAGCTGCCATTATCTCATAAGTGCTTTGTAAGGTTCATAGCTGACATATGGTTCAGAACCATCTGGCTTTCCAAAGAATGAATAATCACCTTGATTACATTCATATTCCAAAGCCATAGCTCTTGTATATGCCTCTTTCTGTTGGAGCATTTGATACTGATTACTATCTCCAACAATTCGACTAGATGTAATAGTGGAAGCTCTAGCTGTTATGTAATCTTGTATAGGTGTTGGTAAATCTACCCAATCAAAATGCCAAACAATATCAACATCTACAGCACCATTTGTCCATTCATATGTATGGTGCTCTTTATCATATAATTTTCCATTCCTTCTTACTGCTTGTTTATCTGCAGCATCTGAATGATGTAAGTCTATTTGTAAAACATTATTAGGTATTAATATTTCATTATTTGTATCTGGTGTCATCTCATAATGAGGCTCTGTATTGAAAGACCAGCCTTCACTTTGAATTTCTCTACTAACTTCTAAAAGTGTTTGATAAGCTATCGCAACGTCTGGGTTGGTCTCATCCAAAGTGGTTACTGGAGCCTGACCACAAGCCATCAGTATTTGATTTATAGCGGGTAATTCTTGAGCAGCATTAGTGGTAGGAAAAGCCATAATTAAGTTATATAAATAAAAAAAAGGGAGCCGTAATGACTCCCTTATATGTGCATAATTAGAATGCAGAAGGCTTGGTAGCAGTACCTGCGAATAATTCTACGCAAGCAGATGGGTTGACATAATCAACACCCATTGCCAAGCGACCTAGGATTACATCACCCTGATAAATCACGGAAACGTCACCTTTAGTTACTTGTACTTGTGGACCAATTGCTTCAACAATACCTGCAGATTCACGTTGTCCGATAATTCCACAAGAGTTAGCGAATTCTGTCTCTTCACCATACTCGTTGTTGATACCAGTAACGTCTGCTGCAGCATCTTCTACAGCTTCAGATACGAATGATCCTGAATTACCTGGATCAGTAACTCCTGGGTTTGTAGCTGAACCAGTACCATACTTAGTACCGTACTGACTAAAGAATGGAATGTTCATTGACTTGTAGATCTTAATGCCTGCAATCTCAACGATTCCATTTCCTTTTTGACGAGAAGTACCTTGCTCGTCTCTATTAACTAGACCATTATCTCCAACTTGTTGGATTAGTTCGTAGTACTGACGTGGGTTAAGAACACCGAATCTTCCATCAGTAGATACACCCTTCTCATCCATTGCTGCTGCAGCGTCATAGAACGCATTAACAAGACCAGTAGCAGAATAAGCGTCAGATGCGTTTGTAGTTGTACCTACACGAATCTGTGTACCACCTGGTTCTACGAAGTTAGTCTTAGTGATTGGGGATGCAGCTCTGGCTCCACGTGTTATTGCACGGAAAGTTAGTCTGTCATATTTTTGAGCAAGAGCGTATCCAATCTTTCTAGATACCTCTGATCTCAAATCATAATGAGCCAATGTTTCATCCAGCTCGTATAAGAATGCTGAACTGATTAGTAGATCATCAACTGTGATGGTCTTCTCAGCTACTGGAGGTGCTCCATCGGAGTTACCTAGTATACTGTTGCCTGGTGTATGAAACTCGGCTTTTGTGCGACCTGTATAGATGAACTGTAAGGACTTACCGTTCTTCAAGGTACGCTTCATAACGAGGTCTCTAGCTATAGCATTATGCTGGAAGCCTTTGAACATCTCGCCACTGAACAATTTCAAATAGAGGGCTCGTCTATCGGCTCCTCCATTACTAGCACCAGGTACGGTTACCGAAGCCTGATGATCTGTTGACTGTTGCGCCATTTTCTATATTTTAAAATGTTTGAAGGTATAAACTCTCTCTGCTAGCAAATTAAATTAAAGATTTTGTGGTCTATTCCCACCGTCATGACGGCTAATGGGTATCTGTCGTAACAGGCCAAAAGCCAAATTAGTTAGAGGTCCGACTCTGAGGTGTCTCTAACCTATGATAGTTAACATGTATTGTCTCTACCATAATAAAAAAGGATAGTAGCGTAAAAGCTACTACCCATAATCCATTAATCCTTCTTATCGTCTTCTTCATGCTCCTCTGGCTTGTTGTGATGATTCTCTGGTGTGAGCTTTGTCACAAAAGCAGGAGCTTTGTCTGATTGTTGGGACATTAGAAAGTAAACTTAGCTCCTAGTTTTGTTCCATAGTTATTATCTTCATCACCATTAGTGATTCCAGAAATCTCACCATAGATACCTAGGTTAGGTCTAAATTTATATGTACCGCCAAGCTTTCCAGATATCTCAGTATCAGTACCATCTACATCGGCCACAGCAACTATAGCTGGACCACCTTGTATATAGTAATCAAACTTTTCTGTTGATCCTTCAAATCCAATATGTAGATCAATTACTCTACCTTGGTAATCAGAACCAGTATATCCATTATTAACTTCAGTGTTTATATAAGCTCCAGCGGATGCAGGTGCAGACGCTATGGTGGTAGCTGCGAGAGCAAGTGCAATTGTTTTCATTGATTAAATAGTTTTTGTTTTTGTGTACTTAATGCCGCGATACTTGTAAGTAACTTTAATAGTCATTGGATAACTCCAAGTACCAAGACCCCGTTCCATGCCTTGGCTTCATGCGTCCATAAAATTACGGATGAACGGACGCGGCTTTATTTCTTTTTAGTTCCTTTCTTTGGTGGTCTTCCTACTTGTGAACCGTAGGTTCCTTTTCCTTTTGGCATATCTCTATCCTATTGCTGGTGTGTTTAATGCTATCGGTTCTAATGTATTTACCGATGCTAAATCGAGTGGGAAGTTATGTGCATTTCTCTCATGCATTACTTCAAACCCTAGGTTAGCTCTATTAATTACATCAGCCCAGGTAGGTATTGTTTGTCCATTAGCTGCAACTACGGATTGATTAAAGTTGAATCCGTTAAGGTTGAAAGCCATTGTTGATACTCCCATGCTGGTAAGCCATATGCATGTAACAGGCCAAGCTGCAAGGAAGAAATGAAGAGCACGAGAATTGTTAAAGCTAGCATATTGGAAAATTAACCTTCCGAAGTAGCCATGAGCAGCGACAATGTTATACGTCTCCTCCTCTTGGCCAAACTTATAACCATAATTCGGTGACTCGTATTGAGTAGTCTCCCTAATAAGTGAGGAAGTAACGAGACTTCCGTGCATAGCAGAGAATAAAGCTCCACCGAATACCCCTGCAACACCGAGCATATGGAAAGGATGCATAAGGATATTATGTTCCGCTTGAAAAACAAACATGAAATTGAAAGTGCCTGAAATACCAAGAGGCATACCATCACTAAAACTCCCTTGACCAAATGGGTATACAAGGAATACAGCAAAAGCTGCAGACACAGGTGCAGAATAAGCTACGGATATCCATGGTCTCATTCCGAGCCTATAACTAAGTTCCCATTGGCGTCCCATGTAAGCTGCGATACCGATGAGAAAGTGGAATACAATAAGTTGATATGGTCCTCCGTTATATAACCATTCGTCGATGGTTGCAGCTTCCCAGATTGGGTAGAAGTGAAGACCGATTGCGTTAGAGGATGGGACGATGGCTCCTGAGATGATGTTGTTTCCATAGAATAGTGATCCAGAGACAGGCTCACGAATACCATCTATATCAACTGGAGGCGCAGCTGTAAACGCTAAGATAAATGCTGTTGCAGCGGTTAATAGTGCAGGGATCATAAGAACACCAAACCAACCGACATAGATTCGGTTGTTGGTGCTCGTAGTCCAGTCACAGAAACGCTGCCAGTTGTTAAGTGGTTTTGTTAGTGTGGCTGTAGTCATTTATAAAGTTAAAAAATACCAGGAATAATTTGTCCTGTTGTTATGTAGGCTCCTACGAGTGCAATAAATCCAATCATCGCAGCTCTACCATTGAGTTCTTCAGCATCGTGAAGAAGGTTCTCTTGTTCTTGTTCGTTCATTAATCTTGGTGGTGTTTCTTTTCCGAAAAGGTTTTGCTTACCGTATTCAGTAATTACAGTCATTAAATTTAAAGGTAGATTAATGGCGAGGATGAAGCTTCAGGTCGCCACGACTACCTACTTATTTTTTATTCCCATATATTTACGATAATCTTTATCTCTATTTTTAAAAGTAGTAGCTACTGTTTTTACATCACTTTTAAAAGCTTTGTAAAATTCTTTTAGTTTGTTTTCTTTTTTAGACATAATTAAAAGTTAATGTTGGAACGTTCGAGTTTATCTAGTATTGCTTGTCTATATGCTGGGTCATCTTCATAACGAGAATCTTCCATAGCTTTAATCATTTCAGCTTGACTATTGAATACATCACCTTGAGTCTTAGGTGCTTTACCTGTTATTAATTGACCGTCTTTACCAGAAGCATCTTGATATCTACGAGCTAAAGATTGAACAGCAAAGTAAGCAGCTAATGGATTACCTGAATCCATCACTGCGTCATATAATTTGATCTCTTGCTCTGGAACATTCTGAGTAGCCCATGACATCATGTTGTTATAGTTCTCTGAACCTCCAACTAAACCTTGAATCTGTTGTACATCATTCTCAGAGAAATCTCTAGGAGCATTCTGTTGTAACTGTTGTCGTTGTTGTAGCGCTAACTTTGCTACATCAACAGGGTTCATCTTTTGAAGTTTTTCAAATGTCTCTTTAGTTAACTTATTGCTGCTAACACCTTCCTCCCATAACTCATCAAGAATATTAGAGTCAGATTGTTTTGGAGCTTCATTTGTAGGTTCAGTTTCTGGTTCTTCTTTCTCTGAAACCTCCTCAGATTTTTCGCCTAATTTTTTTTGGAGTTCTACATGGGCTTTCTCTAACTCCTCTGCATTTTTATACTTACCTGCTAAAAGCTGTTCCTCTTGAGCCTCTAGGTTTTCTCCTACTTCGAGAGCTTCTTTTTCAGCTTCATTTAAATTCTCTGCTGTGGTAACAGTATCTGTACCTGCATCATATGTAAGTGTTTGTCCTTCGCTCATTCTATTTAAGATGGTGGTGGTAATGGTTGTTCATTTTGCTCAGCCATTGCAGGGTTCTTAGAAGGGTCCATCATGGGAGTCTTCATTGCTTGTACACCTAACTCTGCCTGCTGTTGTTGCATAGCCATTTGTTGAGCAGCTTGTTCTTCTTGTTGTATCTCTTGCATTGATCTGACTAGATTCAATACATCTATACCTGATGAAGCTGCTAATCGTTTTATTACTTCCTCTGGATTGATGTGCTTTTGTACAGCTTCTGGTCCCATTGTTTGAGACACTATAGTTAAGAACTGTCCTAAGCTTTCTCTATCCTGTCCTCTACCTAAAGCATTTACACCAGCAACTATGGTTGGTTTAACTATGTCTTTTGGTAAACGTGGTATCTTTCCAGTTTTTTGGAATTGATTAAGTATTCTATTTAAGTATGGAAGTAAGAACTCAGTAGTAAGAAGACTAAATAATCCTCCTAACTGTTGCTCTAATTCCATCTGTGTGAGGCGTACCTCTTCTGCTGTAGTGCGTTCACTATTTCTAACTTGCATCACTAAGAACGCTTCATTAAGACGACGTTCTAGTTGCTGCATCATTTGAAAAGCAGTACTAAAGTCTGCACTCTTTCCTACCTGTACGACTCCTATGTCATCAGGTCTCCCTTGCACGATTGCACCGTTCCCTGCGTTGGCTAGGGTTTGAGGTTTAGTCGTAGAGCTAGGAGATACAGTAAATACTACCTTTGCTGCTGCTGCACTACCTTCAACTAGAGCTTGTGATAAGGCTTCTAATGATTTTAAATCACCAATAAATTGACCTACTCGGCCACGTCCATAATCCTCTCCGTCAACTGTGTTAAACCTGAGAGCAATCCATGGAGTTACATCAACTGGTGCTTTCCCGTAGGATTTTTCTAATACTTTTCCATGTACTTCCTGATGCCAGACGTATCTATTGTTGTCTCGTTTGACATACGTGTATATGTCACACTCTTCAACATCATCAGTAGATCCATCAACTACATCTTTGTTGTACTCATTTAGTACATCTTCTGGTAGCTGATCTTCAATTAATTTTTTAGCAATTTTTTCTTTCGTGATTATTTCAATCACATTGCCGTTTCCATCTCGTTCTACGACGTAGCGGTTAAGAGGAAATAACTTCAGCCCTTCTTTACCCATGAAGATTAAAGCATTACCAGTCACTACTAAATGAAGTAGTGCTTCGTGAATAATTACACGATCATTAGAAGCTGCGATAGATTCTAAGATGGTACGTTCAATCTTTGCAAAAGATAAATCTAGTTCTGATTTAATCTGTGGTCCGAACTCTTGTCCAAGTTGGCTTTCATCTACCTGCAACTTAAAGAAGCTGGTTTGAACAGGAACCATAGCTAGCATTAATTTTGCTGCTAAAGCTACGGATCCTTTCGCACCAACACTTTGCCAAGGTGTAGGGAGATGACGCATCCCCTTATTGAAATCTTCGTGACCTCTAATTAAATATGGAAGAGTTAATTCAGCTGCTTTTTCTGCTTCGTCTAGAAACTGGGTACGTTCACCTGATAAATAATCGTATCTAGATTTTGCTGTCATTTTTTATTTAACCAACGTTTAGATTTCCAGTGGTGGTTCTATTAGCAGTACTACCTGTACCTGTATCACCAATACCTTTAAAGGCATTCATAAAGTTAATCATCTGGCCATAAGGATTAGAGGCACCTGCTACTCCGCCTGGTGAGAATCCTCCATAACCAACTCCTGGATATCCTCCTCCGCCAAACATTCCACCCATTGAATTTATAGCAGTTAAGAATTCTAAGAAGTCATCCCACTTACCACCTCCTTCTGCTTGTACTGGGGAATATATTTTACCAAATTCAGGTGATTGTTTAATACTATCTGCTAACCAAGATCTCCAATCTTTATTACCTATCATTCCTTGATCATCTGCGTGTTTTTGAACTTCACCTAACCAGTAATTCAAGCCTTTGTCCTTAATATCTCTATCAAAGAATGTGTTATATAGAGAACTCAAATATGGTTGTACTTGATCGAGTGTTACACCAGAAGGGTTAGCTAGGGCTGTAGTAGCATCTATTTGACTAGGTGTGCCTCCAACAGTAGGTGTAACTGTTTGACCTGTAGTACCTCCAACAGTAGGTGTAACTGTTTGACCTGTAGTACCTTGTTGTAGACCTTGACCTATAGGACCACTACTAATAGTAGCGTTTAGCCAATCTTGCCATGTACCACCACTATCAATGAAATCACCAGCTTGTACTTGATCTAATAGACCACCAGCAGCTCCACTCCAATCAGGACTTGCACCATGCTGACCATATAAATCACCTATATGACCTTGTATTGTTGATTGACCTTCTGGTGAATTAAGGAGATGATCCTGTAACCAGGCTTCTATATTGTGGTTTTCATATAAAGGACTATCTTTATGAGCACCTTGTATTAGCTGATCAACCCAGTAACCAGCTAGAGGAGCAATGTCACCACCTACATCTTTATTACCATAGGTGCCGTGTGAAAATTCTCCGAACTCAGCAGGTCTACCAAAAGTACTTTGATAAACACTATTTACAATATCTTCGTAATTATCATATGTATGCTCTACCCAGTCTGGTCCCTGGCTTCCTACCTTATCCTCATATGAACCAGAACCACCGTATGAGTATGGTCTTCCTGTTTGCTTAGGTCCAGGTGTACTTGGTGCAATTGATAAAGCATTCGAACCTGGTCTACCTACTTGCTTGTTTGGACCTGGTCTACCTACTTGTTTCTTTAAACCTGGTCTACCTACTTGTTTCTTTATCCCAGTGTTAGTTGCTTGAGGAGTTCTACCTGGTAAACCTTTTCCAAAGTTATTACTGGTGAGAGTAGATCCTGGTCTTCTATATCTAGCCATTTAATTATCCTCACTGATACGAGTTGTTATCCACTCAACAACGGACCTTTGTCCTGAGCGATACATAATTGATTCCATTGATTCATTAGGGTTGGGGTTGGTAGGTGGATAGATTTCCTCTAACTCAGAGAGGATTGACTCAAGAGTTGGTCCTAGGATTGGCTCAAGAATATTGCGGGAGGTTGACATTACTATGTTCAAAGAACGCTGGCATTCTTGCTGACTTAGTTTCAGAAAGCTCTGGAGCTTTGCCGTTATACATAAGGTTATCGCTAGAATCCAGCCAAAATTTTTTACTTAAATATTTATCGCCATAGGTATTCTTGCCTAATGGCTCCATGATCCAGTTAATTGTGGCTTTCCTAAGTTTATCCAGAGATTGACTAGGAGTAAGACCCATATCAGCACATACGAGACTATTAGTGGCCACGTGTATTTGTTCGTCTCTGGAAATATCAGCTGATACCGTTCTGAGACCAGCATCGCCATTAAACCTAAAGAAAGGCAGAAGTACAAAGAAAATAGCACGTTCAATAACTAAGGCTTTTGTAATCATGTGGTCAGGGTGCGCTTCCCACGCATCCCTTAATAGAAAAGCCTCTTTCTCAGACTTCTCGTCAACGCCTATAGCGTTGGTTATATAGCCAAGAGCGAGGTCATGTTTAACCTCGTCTTGGACGTTTGACTCTAGGAGTTTCCGTGCAGATTCGGGAACTTCTTTTTCAAGTGATTCTGCAATAAACTCGCCAACTGGTAGCTCCATATGGCGTATTGCGAGAGCACGGTAGATGGTCTCTTCTGCTCCCTCTTTAAGCTTTCCAGCTGTTGTTTGGACTGGTGTCCATGTTCTCTTTCTATTGAGTAACTTTTCATATGGATTCATTCTTGACAATCGCATTCGGGTTCTTTTTGTAGAATCCCTTGCAAGTAATCTTGTACGTCATCTTCATCTAATGCTGCATAAGCACTTGATTTATCCTGAACATTACCCATTACCTGTAAGGAATAATAAAGTGATGTCTGGGGGCTGTCTAGCCACTCTTCCACGAAGCTCTCGTCATATGTAACAACATCGCTCCAGCTATTAAATGAATAGCCGTGAAGAAGCCCTGTAAAATCAAACATATACATTAGTTCATCAGCTACCTTCTTATAGGTATCCCAACCAACTTCTGAGGCGATTTCTACAGCACCATAATCATATGTTTGAACTCCAAATGTACCTGAATCTCTATCGACTGAACGTGCAACAGGTGGAGCGATTTCAGGTGTAGCAGTAAAGCCTAATATACTCCTACTGCGATATGAACAGCTTGCGGTAGGAGCGATAGCAAATGCTCGATCCATATTATATTCACGTGCTATTTTAGCTGCAGCATGAATACCTTTATATAATTCTTGTGCAATTAAACCAGCTGTACCTAATCCAGGTATGCCATCATTTACTGCCTCTAACGCATCACCAAACTGTTTATAGGTGACGTTATTTTGAGCTAGTAGGTTTGCTAATCCAAGGCATCCAAGTCCGACTTGGCGGTCCGTTTCCGGGGGTAAGTATTCTCCAGAACTGCCAACGCCTGTTTTGCTATGTAACTCGCACAAACTTCGCATACCTTCAGAGAAAGCATATTGTAGTTCTCCGATTTTACAGGCACCGAGATTAACGTGTTGGAGGAGGCAAGTTCCTCGTGATGGCAGGTAAACTTCAAGGCATACGTTGCCTCGGATTCTTTTTCCATTTTTATCATACTTAATTTTATTGAGCCATATGTCACCTGATCTGATGCCATATATCAACGCATCCCGTGTTGTCTGATCAGCACCTTTCCATTTTTCGTCGTTAATATTGACACACCTTTTGACCCATGGAAGTTCTGACCTAGGAGTAGTGATAAAATCAATAACATCAGGGTGATCCAAATCCATATGAAGAACAGCCGCCCCATTTCTGTATGTCCCCCCTCTTCTTAATATTTCATTTAAGGTTGAGTAGATTCTTCCAAAGGAGACTGGTCCACTGGCAACGAGCGAGTCATTTCCTTTAATGCTTTCAGTTCCTTTAGGTCTAAGTTTTGACAAGTGAATTGCGACACCAGCTCCATTTCTGAGAGCATGTGATACAAATCTCCATGATGCTTCGATTCCATTTGGTCCCTCCATTGAGTCTTCTACAACGAAGACAGTGCATGACACTGGTAGGCGGGAGGTTGAATTATCAATCCATGACTGAACCCTACCAGTTCTTGATATTAAATTAGCCATTAGACAAGATCAGTTAAAAATGGTGGTTTATATTTTTTGCTCTTTAACACTTTTCCATCGTCTCTATAAATTGGTTTACCCTCATCATCTAGTTTGGACATGTTACTTTTATGGACTCGATTTAGAGCTTCATCTAAGTCCCAACCCATGTTCACTGCATATTGAAAACATACATAAACAAGGTCTGCTAATTCTTTTAAAGCTTCTTCATGTAGCGGTAAGCTTTGTCTAAAAAGCATTCCCTCTGCTTCTAGAAATTCTTTAAATTCTTCAACGATCAAATTCCTTTGCAAAGTTCTCGAACTCAGATTCTGTGTGTTCGTTACTCCGAATGCATTCCTGAACTCTTTGGCTTGTTCTAAATTCGACTTCATTCTGTAAGTAGTGGATTGCTTTTTCTAAATCTTCTATGTCGTCATATTTATGACCTGCTCGACATACATATTTAATTACGTTTCCGAGGTGGAAGTTGAGTTCTTGATCACGAATAAAACTCCATGGCTGGATGGAGCCACGCCTGTAATATCCAGGTCCGTAATCCGAGGTGGTGGTTTCGGCCATTTCTCTATTAAATTAGTAAGGCTGTTGGCTAAAATAAAATTCTGTTTTTGTAATGCAAGGAAGACAGTTTTAATGTCTTCTTTCTTTGCATTTGGGTTATCTAATGCGTCACTAATTTTTCTTAACTTGAAGTCTTGCTCCATCGTCAATTTTGTAATCGGCGGTGGGAGACCATAAGATTGGTTCTCTTTTTTCAAAGTCATAATCTTTAAAGGTTAAGATCCTTGCTAAACGTGCATTCATTAGTGCTGTATCTTCTGATAACTCTTTCTCTTTGAATGCGTTTACTACTGTCTTCCAGCTATAACCTTCTTTTTCAAAAAGTAAGGTTGATCTCTTTACTCCATAACTTGGTAAACCTGCATAACCATCTGTATTGTCACCTGCCATTGTTTGAATCAAGTGCCACTTAGCTCCATCTTCAGGTGTGATTGTGAACATTTCAGTGAAGTTATAAAGCTTACCAGGTATTTGTTTCATGTCTTTATCTGGTGAGACAATAGTATTTCCAGGGTGTTCTGTAGCGTATATACCTAGTGCGTCGTCAGCTTCAAGAGAAGGCATTCTTATTACCTCATATTCTTCTTCAAGAGCTTTAATCACTCTTCTATATCCGCATGGTTTCTTACGGTTCCTATGTCCTTTATAGTCAGCTTGGATTTCTTTTCGGAAATTACAACTATCACTAAAGAACAATAAAACATCTTGAATTGGTACAAAGAATTCTCGTTGTATCTTGTGTAGTTCTCTTTTGACACAGTTATAAGCTTCACTAAATTTTGAACTTACAACTATGACATCATCACCAAAGTCAATCTCTGTCTCTGCAGCAGCACAACATTTATAGACTATAAAGTCTGCATCAATTAATACTTTCATTATCAGTGTACCTCTGACCAATCTCTTCCTGACTTTGCTTCTGCTTCGATTGGAACTCTAAGGTTGTAGTACTCCCCAGCTCTAACTGCTGAGTTTTCAAGGGTGAATTTAACATCATCTATATGTTTTGGATCGCACTCGTATTGAAGTTCGTCATGTATAAACGCAAGCTGGTGAGCACGTAGACCAGCCTCTTTAATTGTTTCGTCTGCTATTAGTAGCCATCGCTTTGCAATAACTCCAGCTGAACACTGAAGTAAATAATTCAGACTCTTGTGTTGACTATCAACTAAGATTCTTCTTCCATCGATAGCTAGTATTGCTCCTGATGTAGATCTCCTCTTAACAGCTGATAACAACTCTGATAAACCAGGAATAGCTTTAATAAAGGCATCACGAATTTCTTTTCCTTTAGCTGCTGCTTTTGCTGGTGATAGTTGTTTGTCGTAGCTAGTACCTATACGGGTTGCTGAAGCACCGTAAAGAAAGGCATAAGTTACTGTCTTCACAGCTCTTCTACTTATACCAATTTTATCAGCGTTGACCTGATGTATATCTCCGTTAAGTAGTATGTCTGCATATCTACCTCCATCATACCTTGCTAAATAGTGAGCAAGCATCCTGAGTTCGATTCCACTAAGGTCAGCACCAACCATCTTCATTCCTGGAGAAGCTTTGAATAGTTTCCTAAATTCTTCTCCAGCTGGTGTTTGAGCTAGATTAGGCTTTCTGTGAGCACATCTAAATGTGTTTGTTGCTACTGAGCAGTGATGATGGATACGGCTAGACGTCGTACATAGCTTGAGCCATGCGTTCACGCCTTCGGATATCATCCCTAAAGCCTTTTTCAGTTCCAGGCATCGTAGAAAACGAAGAGCAATATCCGTCCCAATGTCCTTCAGAATTATTTCGTCGATTACAGGCTTTTTGTTTTTCGAGCTGATTAATTTTGGAGTCCAGCCATAGTGTGTTTGTAATATCCAAGATATGTGATCCCTTGATGTTGGATTCAGTTCTTTGAGCCTGATGAATTCAAAACCAGCGACATAGCCTTTGGTCCGATTATCTCGTTTAGGATTGAATACTGTGCCTGCAACGAAAGGATGCCTGTCTCGAAGTAAGCAAGTAAGATCTTCCAATTCTCTTCGGAGACTTTGCTCAAGTTCCCGTGAAGAGCTTTCATCAAAGTACCATCCATGTAATTCTTGGGTTGTAAGTATTTCTGCGACTGAATGCTCTAACGCAATCCAGTCAGGTAAGGGGTGAAATGGGTGCATAATCTTTGTGTGACGGATACGTCTTGTTCACAGTAGGCTTGCATCTCTGGAGACCACTCTTTCCAATCAGTAGTCTTAGAGAACTCACCTTTAAAATGATTAAGTCTGTATCCCCACGCTTCTAACGAATGCCTCCCAAATAATTGAAGAGGCATGTTTTCATTTAATTCAAGGTCTCTTCTTTTCCAATCTCTACTTAGTAGATTTGGATGGTAAAGACGTGAAAGAATAAGAGTATCAACAGAGCTAGCAACGGTAGAGAAAAAAGGGTAGAGCTTTCTAATGCAAGGTAGGTCAAAGTTGATAATGTTATGACCGACAATGACGTCAGCTGTAGAGAGCTTAGCCAGTCCCTCAGTGATTGAATAATCGTTATTCTTTTCGTCATTAAACGATTCAATTTCATTTGTCTCTGAGTTATGTATTGATAAACAATGAATGCGAGTTAGATCATGTAATAGTCCATTTGTCTCTAAATCAAAGATAAGCACTATCTTTTTTTCCATTCATATGTTTTGTCTTTAAATTTTGCCTTTTTAATTTGTTCTTTACTAGGCGGGTTGGGTTTCTTCAGCTTGGGTTCAGGTCTATCCAGAAATTGATACCAAGGATGTTTATAATCACTGCCATCAAAAATCTGTGGTTTCGTCTGATCCTGATACCAAGGGTGATTCCTTAACATCATTCTCACTAAATCTGCAGTTGGATAAGTCATATGTAAGTTTGCAAGCTATTCCTGTTTGGCCACTATATCGATCTTTAATAACTCTAAGAGTCGTATCACTTCGTTTCTCTTCGCTCTGTTGGTCACGTTCCAAAGCGATGACCGCATCGCTGATTTGAGCGATACTATGAGACCCTCGTAACTGTCCAAGGGACACTCGACCTCCTTCTTCATGGGATTTTCTGTCATTACTTGTACGTCTTAAGTGACTAACTAAGAAAAGAGTTATACCTGTGCGTTCAACTAAACTCCTTAATCTAGTCATTGTTTGATCAATCATGCGACGTTCGTCGCCATCTAAACCACTAAGTAATATTGATAAATGATCTAAGAATACAACACGACACTCCAATCCACTGGCAAGGAATTCGATCCGATTGTAAACCACGTCTGGATCAAAAGACCCAAAGCCATCAAACATGTAGAGGTTCCAATTAGCAATGGTATTAGAAAAATACTCTTTGAGTTCTTGCTCACTATGTTCACCTATATGTAAGGGTTTGCCTACAGCAGTAGACATAAGACCTAATGCTGTTTGTCTATTACTTGCTTCAAGGTCCAAGAATCCAACTCTCTCACCTTTGTTGAGCAAGTGAGTTGCAATTTCACGGGTGATGGTTGATTTTCCTTGGCCAGTGCCGCTAGTAAATGTGATAAGTGTTCCATACCTGATCCCGTGTAACTTCTCGTTGAGTCCTTTGTATGGGTATTCATGATCAAATGGTTTCTGTGGTGTGGTTACTTCTTTAAGAAGTGTCTTAGCATCTACTATTCCGTCAGGTTGGTAAGGTTTCGCATCCCATATAGCCCTTCTTATTGCTTCTGCGTCATTCGCTTGTAAAGCTTCTGAAGCGTCTTTATAGGATTCCAACCTGGCAATTTTGACCTTCCCTGGTGGTAATACACCTGCAGATTCCTCTGCTGCCTTTCTTCCTGGATCGTCTCCATCATAGAAGAGTACAATTTCTTCATAGCCTTGAAACAAGGGGATTTGTTTTTGAATGTCTTTCTTGGCTCCTCCTGCTCCGTGAGGTAGTGAAACCATTGGCCATCCTGGCATTGCTTCGTAACACGAGGCGGCATCTAGTTCCCCCTCCGTAACGACAATTCTTCTACCACTAGAAGGAAAGAGATGTTGTCCAAATAAGGTGTCTGTCTGCTTTCCTTCATAGTAAAAATCCTTTTGTTTAGTTCTTACCTTTGCTCCCTGAAGTAGTCCGTCGCTTGAGAAATAATGGAACCGTAAAAGTTCTCCGTCTCTATAGATCTTATACTTCTGGTTTGTTGCTTCTGATATACCTCTTTTATGCAGCCGTATGGCTGATCCTTGGAGTTGTACATTTGTTGACATCTTATGATTGTGAATAATTTCTCCATTCCCAGGAGTACGGGTTTGACATACAAAGCAGTAGCTATGTCCATCTGAATACTCAGACTTCGCATCACTACTGCCACAATTTTCACATGCTGTATGTCTAACGAATTCGCTCTCTATATGAGCCATTCCATTGGTATTGTATGGAACGCACACCATTGTATTTTGTGTCGATCACACCATTGTGCGTACGTTGTCTTTGATCTTTTTGAAATCTTGTTATAGGGAGATTGAAACACCATCCTTATATCTAACTGTGGGTTCTGCTCTATAACATTCTTGATCTTACGTCTATCTACTGAGTCCCAGTATCCCTTACATTCTAAAGTAACCCCATTCGGTAATATAAAATCAGGGACGTAATAGTGGGTGATTTGGTAATCAACCTTAGTTGTTTCATACTCATAGTCAATTCCTAGTTCACATAATAAATCTGAAACCTTCTCTTCTAATTTCGAACGGAAACCCATTAGAAATCATCTTCTTCTTCTACTGAAGATGGGGTTCCATCTACTCTTTGAGGATTAGGTGCACTGGTCTTATAACCTTCACAAGTCCCAAACATACTCTTTACATCTTCATCACTAAGCTCTCCATTATCAACTCCAGCCTTACTATTAACTGTGACTATCTGTACACCTCTAAGTTTTAGAGATGTTCCATAGGTAACACCATCTCTTAGTAAGTATGGCTTCTGATAAAAAGCTAGCTTTACAAGACTTCCTTCATAGAGAGGCACGTCAGGGTCAGTAACCAAGCTGCCTTCTGTATCGTAAATTGGTGGCTTGTTGTCTTCTCCCCAAGAGAATTTAATTGTGTATTTTCCATCTGCTACTTCCTCCCAAGGTACTGGACGTTCTGTTTTTCTTTTTGGATTCTTTAACTTAGAGACACACCATTCAACTTGATCTGATCTCTCTTGTTCCAATGTATTAATCAAATCATCTTCGACTAAAGCTTTAAGGCTATACCCAAATTGACTCGGTTTTAGTACTGCGTTGAACCCCTCAAGTCTGACAGGTGCATTCGTCTTATGTGTGGTGTTTGGCATTAATTAGCAAAAAAAGTAAGTGGATTCAATTACTGACTCTGGTTTAAGGTCGCCAATAATTGGTGGTTCAGTCTTTGCTCCTATCTGCTGAGCAAAGTCTTTTAAAAAATCATGCTCTGCAAATAGACGCATGTATGTATCTCTGACTAGATCTCCTAATAGCTTCATATCATTAGCTCTACATAGAACAGAATCATGTATTAGAGCTATCGGTGCATTAAATTCCAATGCTGACATGTGTAGCATCGAAGCATCTAATGAATGTATAAGATTAGGGGCTGTAGCGTTTCTATGATGAGCTTTATCTACTTTCTTACCATCACCTGTAGGTACTCTTAAGTTAACTGTACCTAATAGACGTAGTTGTATCCTTACTACATCTTTCTTATTTAACTTCTGTCTAACAGTAAATTTAGATGGAGTCTCCCATTCTAAATATTTCTTACCGTCAGCCAAAACTCTACTAACCTCTTTCTCTATCCATTTCATAACTGCCATAGGTCCAGGAAATATTTCATTCATTGCATCCCTAACAGCTTTAACAGTTTGAGTTAGTTCATCTTTCTCAATCTCTATACCTTTCTCTTTTAGAGCTTCCCTAATGTATGACCTATTACTAAAAGGTTTAGCATTGTAAGGTATAGTCATTACTGTACGTTTAGTACATTTACGATCCCAGTAAGGTCGTAATCTTTCAGGTATATGTGGTAATGCTTTCTCTGCTATTACTTGATAAGCATCTTGTGGTTTAGAGCTTGGTATTACATTAACCAATTCAGCTGTTGATTTACATTTACACAACCCTGATAGGATCTGTAATCCCGAGGCAGTGGCATCAATAGCTATAGGTAAGTTAGTAGTAGTCTTAGTCTTAGCTATGACTATCTCATAGTATTCCCTGCATGCTGCAAGGTGGCACCATGGCTCTGAGACACCTTCCCACTCATGTATATACCTTATTGGATCTTCAGCTATGTTCTTGATGACCTCAAGGTTATCTAAGACCCATTGCTGTCTATCAGACATACTATCTTTATCTCTACCAGCTGTAGTTGCTACTTGGAAAGCTAACCATTCCTTACCCTGGTTATTTATCTCTGCTGACTCACTGAAGAGAATCAAACTTTTTCCAAAGTCTGAATCTTGCAAAGATAATACTGATGGGATGGGGTATACTCTTCCTCTGTAATCAAAGCTCCAAGGTAAGAAGAATTCTTTACCCTCAAACTCCTCTACAGCTATCATTTGCATTCGTGTTCTACATGAACGCTTAAATGTTTGAGCATTTAGATCTCTTATCTTTGTCGCTCTCCTTCTCCAGTCATGCCTTGATTCTTTATTCGTATCAATATCAACTGGCTTAGGAGGTATCTCATTGTTAACGATAGGTATAAACTTTCCTACTTCAGTACCTTTTTTATATAGGTACTTAGCAACCTCGACAATGAATGGATTTAACTGGTATCCAACCTTCTGAATTTTGTTCAGGAAAGTGACAGGTTCTTCTCCCTGTATATGTGACTGACCGCGCCTGACCATTGGATTGATCTGTAATAACTTGTCAAGTACATACCCACCATTCTCTTCGTGACTCCATTCTCTCGGTGGTATAAGCATAGGAAGCGCAAAAGGTGCAAATACTTCAGCATCCGTAAGTAATTGATCTTTAGTAGCTAAGTATTCAGGTGTTGGAACTACATATGGATGTGTTTCTCTACCTTCTCTTTTGATTTGTTTTTCAAACCAACCACTCTCTTCTATAAAACAATCAAGTAACCAACCACCAATATGAACGCATCTAACACGACCCCATGCTTCCCATGGTGCTACCTTATATCGATTCATTAATGTTTGAATCTTCTTAACTTTGTAATCAGTCCCTGTTGATTTATGCCAATAATTATCTTTTAAGGTTTGTAACAATGCAGGTACTTTATTTTCGTAATAAAGCATCTGACATTCTTTCTCTATACCAAAACCAATTGATGCTGCAATGTTAGTGACATAATTACTTTTATCTCTGATTCCAAATATTTTATCGATTGCAATTTTACAAGTAATTGCAGCACAACTATAACTGCTGAGTACTGAAAGAAATGGTTTTAGATCTTTGAATTTAACACCAACTTTTCCCTCATGAATCCTATTAGAAGTATTTTCTACTCTCTTCGATATTTTAGGAATCAGAACTTGTAAGGCTGTCGATCCATAGATAGATGCAGATGCATAATTCTGTTCTTCTAATTTCTTTGTTGTTTCATATAACTTCTCTTTACCTTTTCTAATTTGATCACGTTCAAGCCTAACTTGATCCGCGATATTGCTCTTAGTAAGCATAAATAAATCGCGCTGGATAAGGTGATTAGATTTATACGAAGGTGTATATAGCTGAAAAATAAATGAGGCCAAGACTTCATGCCTTGACCTCTACGTACGTGTATTTAAGTCACCCCAGAACCTAAAACCAGCGCGTCTACCAATTCCGCCAGGTGGGCTAATGGATCTTGATGATCATAATCCAGCGTGGTGCGAAATCCATAGTTTGAGATGCCAGTAACTTCGTTCTGAAACATGACTGTTAGTCGAGCTTAGTCGTTTAAATATTGTTGATTGCTGCCTGCCGACTCATATCGGTGGACTTGGCATAGATGAGTGTTGTCTCAATGTTTGAATGTCCCATCATCACCATCAGTTCCCTGAAATGAGTCCCGGCTTGTACATGCCATGTCGCGAAAGTATGTCTCAATGAATGAAAACAATACCGTTCATCTAACTGCATATACTTTCTTACTACGTTCTTGAATTGACGCAGTAATTGATCTTTATTTGTCCAGCAATCACCAAAGATTTGTACATTTGGAGAGCAATATTCTAGCCTCTCCATTAACATCGGCTTAAGGTGATTGTGAATGGGTACACAACGAGTTTTGCCTGATTTAGTCTTGGGAATGTTAATAACATTCAAGTGTAAATCAATGTCCTTTGCTTTCATCGAAAGGATTTCAGCTTGACGCATTCCTGTATATGCACCCATCAAGGTGATATCAGCTAATGCATCATTATGAAACTCATTCCGTGCAACCCATTCAATCTGTTTCACTTGATCTTTTGTGAAGTATTCACGAACAAAATCGTCTTCTTTGGACCTCTCAAATCGAGGCACATCAAAGTCAACCTGTTCATCAGCTTTACAGTGATTCAGCACAGTCGCAACAGCAGAGATGAAGCGATTTACAGTGGCTTTACTCTTTCCTTCCTCGACCAGTTCTTCTCCTAATTGTCTGATGATTGCCTGTCTGATTTTGGCAGCAGGGAAGGATCGTCCTCGCAATCTGGTGAAGTAACCTGCATAGATTTGTGCAGCTTGCGCACCTCCGCCCCGTTTCCACGTGGCGCGTGTTGAGATGGTGTAATCAAGACACTCACCCCATGTTTTCAGTCCCATAAAGAATCTCTTTAATTTGGTTCATTAAGTCCTCACCTTTTTTTGTGAGCTTGAGTCGTTGTCGTCGTGGAGACGACACTGCCTCTTCTACCTCCTTAGTAATTAAGTCATATCCAGGCTTAACAATGAGCTTGCCGTTTTTACCTAACATGCCGTTAAGACGATGGTCCTTGCTTAAACGATCAGTATTTCTAGAACTACTAGCCGTTGTGAAGTTTAAGTCTTGCTCCAGTGCTGTCTTATGACAATTATTATGAGACCCAATATAAAACAAAGTAGCTAGAACTTGTGATGGCACTTCTCTGTCATATAAACGCATCAGGTTGATCACTTTTAATAAGCGCTCAATCTTCTCGTCTGTTAGATCCCTCTTGAGTTCCGTACTCATTGTCCTTTACTAAGCTTGGACTTGAATACTCTAGCCTGTATCTACCAAGGTGGATAGATATGTTACAGAATGATGTATCATCTGTTCCTATATAAAGGTTGCCTGAAGAAAAGATCTGCATTAATACTTATACTGTCGGGTTAATTGTTAACTTGGTCCTTGCTTTCATCATTCTCTTTTAACAATTCTTTTGCGATTTCATAGTGTTTACTGTTACACTGTACATACAGTTTTGCAGCTTCTATCATGACTTCATTGATAGTCATCTCTTTAGCGGCAGCAAATAATTTCAGTCTTAAATGACATTCATCTTGGAAGTTGACAGTCACTCGTTTCATTATTTGAAAACAAAATTTGTAGCTTAGAGTACTAAATATTCTGAATCTTCTTGTGCCTGTTGATACATAATTTCAATCAGCTCCTCCTTATGTGGATGGTTGCTGACATCACGGATTAATTCCGCAAGCCTAATTTCTTCTGTTCTTTTTTTCATTTGGTGGTAATGGAAATAAATGGTGGACTGTTTCGTGATCGCAAATCACAAACTCGTGATTTCCTTGATTCACTAATGCTCGAATCTTGTTCTCAGCATTCCCTCGTCTGCGATATACATGCTCTTTGACTTTCCCTGTCTTGAGATTGGTGATCCGCATGATGCATTCCACAGAACTTGGAATGGACCAAAGCGATTGCAATAATTCAAACTCTTTGAAAGTCATCGCTGTGAAATCTTCTGCTGGCGTGTCTTTGACTGCTTGCCAGTTGTGATGAAAATAAGGATTCTTTTTTCTCATAATGGTGTCACGTCCTTGAGTTCCTCATTGTGTTCTCCGCATATATGAATGGCTCGGTAACCAGCCTCTATATCATCGAAACTTTCAATAGTGAATTCCTTCCCACTATTCGTAAGCACTAGATATTTACGTAGCTGATTAACAGCAACGTCCTCGTGATTGTGAATCATTAGTGTTACTTTGTTTGAGTAAGTTTGCGTACTAGCTGTTTCGTTTTGGCCTTAGCTTGCCTTATCTTTTGAGGATTCCTCCTGCTTTTTTGTTTACGTTTAGTATCCGCGTCCTTGAACTTTAATATAGTATTCATCAAGTAATTTCTCTTTGAGTTTGAATACGTCCTTGCTGTTCATAGTGCAAGAACTTGGACGCAGATTAATATGATTGAATCGACCAATTAGATGTATGAGTTCTTCACTATTTAAATTCAATTGACCTCCATAAAAGATAGGGTGTAAGCGAAGGAGTTGAGTCCTTCATCTAGCCAACTATACCGCAGTGGATATAGATGGCAAGAGGAAAGAGTCAGTCAAATGCACGCGCATAAGCTCGGTCATAAATGACACGGGCTTGCTTGCCTGCGTTGATGACGTCCTTGATCAGAGCACGTGTCTCAGTGAGATGTATCTCCCACCTTGCACGTACGTCCTTGATGTAACTTTGTGGACTGATAAGTGATGGCTTATCTAACTCACTAAGTAAACATCTATCCTGCAATGTATTACATATCTCGATTAACTTAGACTTAGTAAGTTTATCGTTGATAGTTACATTGAGTGCGTCCTTGT